GTGCAATTTCATCACACCAAATCGTATAAAGTCTGCAATTTCATCCGAGCAAAATTTCCTCGTGGTTTGAAGCCACGAGTACAAAACTCTTGATGAACTGCAAACCACGATTTCGTGGAGTAGTCTCCCCGAGGAGGGAGCGGAACGACTGCACCGTTCTCTTTGAAATGAGATCCTCTTATCAGCTGAAAATACAATCAAATGAAAAATATACAAAGCTGAACCTTTGTTAATCAGGCACCATCAGGAATTTGATGGATTTAAACGCCCTCCCCGACTATACGGGGCACACCTAAATCGGTGTGGGACTTCCGGTCAAGTAGTCCAAAGTAGGGCAACATAACCAGAAAAGACAAGTCCAATCTGGAGCTGCAGATACCTGTGTCTGCAGAGTCAGATAACTTGTATTGACGCTTGCTGGCGCTTTTACTGCTAGCTGTACAAATGCTGCTTGTCTATCAGTACCGTCTTCCGAATCACCATTCACATAGTGAGTAGGATCAGCGAGCGAAAAATTCGCTAGCTTGAAGTCGGGTAACTGAAATGAAATAGAACCATTCGTATCGGTATTAGTAATTGCCATACCAGCAAGACCGTCTTGAAGGTACGATGCTCGATTGATAAAACTCGTTCGGGCAGATAACGTACCAGAAGCTGCTTGATTTGTCCAATTCTGATACAAGCGGAAACCATTAGCCGTAGCTTGCTGCGTCCAGCGTGTCACACGGAAATCAGACATTGAAGAACCATATGAATCATAACCTGGGGTGACAACGAAATTGGCGCCACCACGGTAACCCATATACATTCCAGCAATGTACGCCATATGTGACATGGTATTAAACGCATAGGGTGCTGAACCTGACGCAGCTACAACTTTGTTAGCTTGCGTGAATGTGGTCCAGTTAGGATCAAAACCTGGTGTGTACGGCATAATACGTAAAATCTTTCCAATGATTGTTGTACTATCTGCAACCAACGAATTTGTCCAAACGGAATCCATGGTCATATACCTATGTGCTATACACCGCAGAGAATTGATCGCTTCACCAAAATTCTGTGCGTACCTATCCGGATGTGGGATTGCCTTTTCTCCCAGCACATGACGCGTCGGAACAACACTTGTGATGTCCTCGGCTTGTAGTGCGAAGAAAGAAGGCACACGGTTCGAGCTTTCTGCTCCAATATGATCTGACGGATTAGCAAACTCAAAATCGTCGCCACCCTGCGTGAAAGCAAGCACCTTAATAGCACCTGCAGCAGGAGCAGTGAGCGTAGTGAGCACACGCACCGTCAATACACCATTGTCCGTGCCAATACGGTTAGGAAGTGCACCCGTCGTGTTCCAATTTGCAGCAAGCGATTTATCAGCCAACAACCAAGGTGTGTCTTGATGGTAAGGAATTTCGATTTCAATATCGTCTTCTTCACCAATGTCTACAATTTTGGTGTAGACAACATTCACATCTGGATTAGTAGACGTGATATCGGCTCGGGGATCATATGAAATTTTCAAACGACCCTTGTGAAACTTTGTTGCAACAATCTTGATGCGAAGTACCAATGAACCTCGCCAATTGTAAAACATCTGCGACATGTAAGATACAGGCGTGTGGTAAACGCGCTGCCCTACTGTAGTCGCAACAGAATTCACAACATTTGCTGATTGGAACAATGCTGGAGTTACACGACAACACCAAATCAAGGTGTTGACTGCATCAGTGGTAGCCCAAGTTCCTGATCCCACATAAGATTCTTTCATCTTAATATATGGGATAGACAATTCATCACCCGGATGAAGTCCGTGCAACGTAGGATCCAAAGAGAGTTCCTGTTTAGGGTCCAAAGAAAACTTTTGTACAGCCGTACCAATATGACCCGATGCGAGCATAGGGGCATTCATAGGTTGAAAACCATGAATGTTTGCAATTACCGGAACATTGGTAAAACCAAAAATCTTTGCAATTGAACCCACAGCACGAGCTCCTATTTCAGTAGCTCGTGCAAATGGACCTATCACTGGGACCTTAGTGAGGTAACTCGCTACATTGGCAACAGCGCTAGCTGGCCGCGATATAGCTCCCTCCTCATATTCGTCTCCCTGAAGAGCCAAATTCGCCGTAGAACCCATTAGTTCAACATCAGACATCCAAGCAAATACTTGCACAGTCACAGCACTAGAACCACCACTCACAGCAACTCCAAGAGGCGCAAAAACAACAAAATTAATTGTTCCAAAATTCTGAGCATTGGTTGCCAATGTGATGTCAAGCCAGTTCTTGTGGTAGAAAAAAGGAAGTTCCATTTGTCCACCTGCATTTGCTGCGGGGGTCACGAAAAAACCTGGTTGCTGAGAATATGGTGTCAGCAAAGGTTCACTACCACTTGGGGGTGAACGGATCTTATCTGAAACCAATCCCAACAAAGGGCTATAACATGTCCGCAACAAGCCATACTGGAATGGTGTACCGTTGACCATGACTTTGATGTGCAACTTGCCTCGCAAGAAAGCGAAGTTATCGATTTTCTTGCGAATGTTGGTATTGTTAAGAAACAAATACCATGGTAGAATAGTTGCCTTCACTCCAATCGTGTCGGCTGTATTCCATGTGAAGCTATGAATAGCAGTAGGACGTCCCAAAAACTTTCCTAATTGTAAATCATCCGTACCGTCAACCTTAGCAATAGGATTAACCTCGGAACCGGCCATAATAACTTCACCTTCGGCATTATCAATGAAAGTGACAGTTTCACTTGTCATTTCCAAGCCGGATGCAGGCATAGAGGAACTCACTTCTCCCGTGATGTCCTCAGCCTGCAACTGAAAAAGAGTCTTATTACTCTGCATATACGCGCTCTTATGCGCACATGCAGGGACAGTATTTCCGGTAACTGTCTCAACACTTTTTTCTTCTGTTTTCGTGTTGCCTGACTGTTTTATCTAGAGATTTTGGGCCGCCAAGCCCTGATCTCGAGACTGGAAGTTTTTAA